TTAAAAGCTGAGTTAGGTGAAGAACCAGATTGGAAAGCTATATATGACGAAGATCCTATTGCTTATGTTCGTGAAAAAGATGTTTGGAACGAAAAACAAAAACGCTTGGATGCAGCTCAAGCTGAACAGCAAAGAATCAGAGATGAGGAACTTGCTGAACAACAAAAACAAGTTAAAGAATTTGTTGAGTTTGGTAATCAAGAGTTATTGAAAAAAGTTCCAGAATGGAAAGATTCTGAAAAAGCTAATTCTGAAAAGATAGCTATTAGGGATTACGCCATAAACATTTTAGGATTCACGCCACAAGAAATGGATCAAGTTTATGACTACCGCATTTTGTTAGGTTTAAGAAATTCTTGGTTGCATGATAAAACTATCAAGGCAACAAAGAAAAAGCCAACGCAAAAAGCACCAGCCAGAGTAGCTAGACCTGGTACTGCCAATCAAGTTAAGAAAACAACTCCTTTGAAAAAGTCAAAACAGAAATTAGCTAAATCTGGCAAAGTCCAAGATGCAGCTAAAGTATTTGAAAATTTAATTTAATTTCTAGCGAAAGCTAGAAGGAGTATATAAACATGGCTAAAGTCACAAACGCCTTTGACACTTATACTGCGACTGCTGACAGAGAACAATTAAGTGATGTTATTTATAACATCTCTCCTACAGCAACTCCTGTAATGAGTGCCATTGGTAAAAACAATGTAAAAAACGTGCAATTCGATTGGCAAGTAGAATCTCTGCCAACTCCAAGTGCAACTGGGAAACTAGAAGGTTTTGAACTTTCAAGAGCAGCTTCGACTGCTACTTCTAGGGTAAGCAACGTGTGTCAAATCAGCAGCAGAGATGCTACTGTTACTGGCTCACAAAATGCTTCTGATGCTGCTGGCAAAAGAAGTGAAATGGCACACCAATTAGCCCTTATGGCTAAAGCGTTGAAAAGAGATATGGAAGAAGCCTTAACTCAAAACAATGCTAAAAACGCTGGTAACGCTACTACTGTTAGACAAACAGGTGGTCTGGAAACTTGGATCACTACTAATAAGTCTATTGGTACTAATGGTGTTTATGGCGGAAGTGGTGCAGCTACTACTAATGGAACGCAAAGAGCTATTACTGAAGCTCTTGTTAAGACTGTGCAACAGGCTTGTTTCACTAATGGTGGTGAGCCTTCATTGCTAGTTGTTGGCCCTCACGTGAAATCAGTTGTATCTGGTTTTACTGGTAGAAGTTCAGCTAGACAGTTTGTAGATGCAAACACTATTGAAGCGTCTGTATCTATTTACTCTGGTGATTTTGGAGAACTACAAGTAGTTCCTTCAAACAGAAGTAGAGCTAGAACTGCCTTACTATTAGATCCTGAGTACGCAAAAGTTTCTTATCTTAGAGATTTTGAAACTATTGACATCTCAACTATTGGTGATGCTGAAACTAAAATGTTAGTGGTTGAATTCGGTTTAGAAGTGAGCAACGAAGCTGCTCATGGAGCTGTATACGACTTATCTACATCATAAGTATAATTAAGGGGGGTGAGTAATCACCCCTCTTTTTTAAGATGGCAAAAAGAACAGTAATAGACACCAGAACAAACTTTGTTAGCGAGTTCGCTACAGAAGATGATAAGTTTGTTTATCACACCAAACAAAACGTAGCTCCAATTTTGAAGCACGTTAAAGACTTAAAAGAAATAAAACCAGGTAAAGAATTACGCCATGTTGCGGAAGTACCTATGGTAATATATCAAAAAGCTATACGAGAAGGTTGGGCGAACGATAAAGCCAAATGGAAAAAATGGTTGAATGATCCCAACAATAAACTTTTCAGAACCTGGCAAGGTAAATTATGACGTACGATGATTTAAAAACACAGATAGCAGATTTTCTAAATAGAAGCGATTTAACTTCTAAATTAGATTTTTTTATTGATGCTACTGAAGGTGAACTTAACAGAAGATTAAGAACCAAAGATATGGTAGTTAGAGCAACTGCTACTGCCGATAGTCAATATTTATCTTTACCAACTGACTGGTTAGAAGCTATAAACATAGAAATTACCTCTGGTGATTTCACACCTTTATTACAACAATCCATAGAATCTTTAGATGTTTATAGAAAAGCTAACGATAATACTTCTGGACAACCAGTCTTTTTCTCTATTGTTGATAAAACTTTAGAATTAGCACCTACACCTGACACAAGTTATACATTACAATTAACCTATTACGCTTCGATAGCAGCGTTAAGTAGCACAAACACTACTAACTTTCTATCGACAGGACACCCAGATGTTTATTTATATGGCTGTCTAAAACACGCTTCGATCTACCTAATGGAAGATGAGCGTGTAAGTATGTTTTCTCAGTTGTTTGAAAAAGCACTAGAGGAAATGAGAATGGAACAAGAACGTGCTGAATTTGGCAAAGGCTCTTTAATACCAAGAAGAAGAACTTATGGCAAAGCACACAAAACAACTTATCATTTTAAGAGTTGAGGTAAGATATGTCAGGATTTAGTGATTATTTAGAAGATAAAGTTTTAGACCATGTATTTGGTGGTAATGCTTATTCAGCACCAGGTACTTTATATGTAGCTTTATATACTGTTGCACCATCTGATACTGGTGGTGGTACAGAAGTTTCTGGCGGAGCTTACGCTAGACAAACAGGAGCATTTACTGTTTCTGGTACAAACCCTACAACTGCAACAAATTCAGCAGCTATTGAATATCCTACAGCTACAGCCAATTATGGAACTGTTGTTGCTGTTGGTATTTTAGATGCTTCTTCAAGCGGTAATTTATTAGCTTACTCTACTTTAGATGCTTCAAAGGTCGTAAGTAGTGGCGATGTTTTTAGATTTAATGCTGGAGATCTTGATATAACACTGGCGTAACAGCATGGCCAGTATCGGCTATAATCAGGGTTACTACAGTAGATCCAAATATAACGACTTAGCACACCAAGCTGAAGCCACAATAGCTGGCGTTAGCGGTGGTAGTGCAACCTCAGTTTTTGTTGTTGATGGCTCTAGTACCATTTCTGGTACAAGTGGCTTTAGTTCAATAGGTACACAGATAGATTTAGGTACAGCAACAGTTCAAGCTGTATCTGCGTTTAGCTCTGTAGGTACACAAATTGATGCTGGTAAAGTAACTATGTCTGGCGTTTCTGCCTTTAGTTCTACTGGTCGTCTAGTTATTGCTGCTTCACAAACTATTGCGGCAACTTCTGGTTTTACTTCCATAGGTACGCAAATAGATATTGGTGCTGCTACCATTGAAGCAATCTCTAGTTTTAGTTCTATTGGTGGGTTAAAATGGACAGACCAAATAGTTGCAGCAGATACTTGGACAGAACAAACTGTAGCAAGTGATACTTGGACAAACCAAACAAATCCGACAACTACCTGGACAGATTTAGACGAACAAGAAGTAGCATAATATGGCAGACACAACAACAACGAATTTATCCCTTATAAAGCCAGAGATAGGCGCAGCCGAAGATACTTGGGGTATTTCTTTAAATACTGATTTAGATACGATTGATGCAATATTTAGTGCAACAGGAACAGCAGTTTCACTAAATATTGATGGCGGAGATATAGCATCTGCAGTTACGATAAATAAGTCACCAGTCATAACATTGGGTGGTGATCTTTCTGGAAATGTTACTTTAACGAATTTAGCTAGTGGTACTTTAACTGCGACTGTCGGTACTTTAAATCAAAGCACTACAGGCAACGCAGCTACCGCTACAGCTTTAGAAACTGCAAGAACAATTAATGGTGTTAGTTTCAATGGCTCGGCAAATATTACAACGCTTACCGCTGGTACAGGCGTATCGGTATCAGGCACAGCAGTTTCTATTGGACAAGCGGTGGCAACATCTGACAGTCCAACATTTGCCAATATGACTTTATCTGGTACTGATTCAATTAAAGTACCTGCTGGAACTACTGCACAAAGGAATGGATCACCTGCTGCTGGAATGTTGAGATACAACTCAACCACAGGTGAGTTTGAAGGTTATACAAATGCTTGGGGTGCTATCGGTGGTGGTAGCGGTTCATTTAGCACAAATATTCTTGCAGGTAATGGCTCTACTACAGCTTTTACATTATCAGCAGCACCAAGCTCAGAAAACAACTTAATGGTGTTTATTGATGGTGTCTTTCAAGCACAAAATGTTTATTCAGTATCTGGCACTACTTTAACTTTTGCTACCGCACCTGCTAATGGCAGAGTAATTACTGTTTATAACGCTGAAGAAGTGTCTATTGGTACACCTTCAGACAGCACAGTAACTTCTGCTAAGTTAAGTGGCGCATTGACTACACCATCTGATCTAATTGTAGGCGGTACTTTTACTTCTCAAGGTATAGACGATAATGCTGATGCAACTGCTATAACTATTGATTCATCAGAGCGAGTTGGTATTGGTACTACAAGTCCTGCAAGTAGCTTACACGTTTCAGCAACAGGAGAAGCTAGACTAATTTTAGAAGGCGATAGTGATAATGATAGTGGGGAAGAATCAGCACTAATAGAATTTAGAACAGATGGTGGTGCTGTTAGACATAGAGTAGAAGCTACAGGCACAGGCGGAAATGATTTAAAAATTACAGCAGGTGCAGACCAGACTACAAATACTTTAAACTCAGAAATAATTTTTGAAACTAAAACAGCTAATGCATCTACAGCAGAAAGAATGAGAATTGATGCTGACGGTAATGTTGGTATCGGAGTTTCAAGTATAGTTAGAGAACCTCTACAGGTACATAGAGCATCTACTAGCGATGTTCAAATACACATGACAAATAGTGCAACAGGTTCTACAGCTTCTGACGGTATGACTATTTTTTCTAATTCTACAACGTCAGGATTTTGGCAAAGAGAATCTGCAAATATGCTTTTTGCTACGTCTAGTTCAGAAAGAATGAGAATTGATTCTTCTGGTAATTTGTTAGTAGGTAAGTCAGCCAATTCTTTCGGTACTGCTGGATTAGAAGTTCTAAGTAATGGTCGAACATTTATTACTGTAGCTAATGATGAATGTTTAAATTTAAATAGAGAAAACTCTGATGGTTTAGTACTTAGATTTTTTAAAGATACATCATTAGTTGGAAGCGTAAGCACAAATGCTAATTCTTTGCCTTCTGATAAAAACTTTAAAAGAGATATAAGTGATTTAAATTTAGGTTTGAATTTAATAAACAAATTAAAACCAAGTGAATATAACTACATTGTTGATGATAAAGATTCTCCAAAAATGTATGGCTTGATAGCTCAAGACTTAGAAAAGTCTTTAACAGAAGTTGGTATAGAAAAAAATAGCACTTGGTTGTTGCAACATGAACCCAATGATGATGAAAAACAATCAGACTACTCTTTAGATTATCTTAAATTAACACCTGTTTTAATTAAAGCAATCCAAGAACAACAAGAAATTATAGATGATCTAAAAACTAGAATAGAGGAATTAGAAGCATGACAACTAAAATACCTGTAGAACTATCAAGCACTCCTGGCATCGTAGATAGCAGCAATGCTACGGCTATTACGATTGATAGTAGTGAGAATGTTATGGTTGGTGCTACATCCTATAATAATGATAATGCTGGTATTGGTTTAGGTTCTTCAGGCTTTTTTTACTCAACAAGAAGCGGCAGTTTAGTAGCTAGTTTTAACAGACTTTCTTCTGACGGAACTGTCGTAGATTTTAGGAACGATAGCACAGTAGTTGGCGGCATAGGCGTAGCTAGTTCTGACCTTACTTTTGAAACAAATAGTACAGAAAGAATGAGAATTACTTCTTCTGGAAATGTTGGAATAGGCACTTCTACAATAAATTCAGGAACATTAGGCACAAACAACAAATTTTTAGAAGTTGCAGCAGGAACAGCGTCAGGTTCAGGAACATTAATACTTTCAAGAAACACATCTACAAATAATAACGAAATAGGCGGTATAAGATATGTAAATACTAACAATGCAGACGATGATGGATTAGACGCTGATGGTATGTTGGTTGCTGCTATTTCCGCAAGAGCAAACACATCTGACTCAAATGCAGGAGATGACTCAGGAGCAGATTTAACATTTTCTACAAAAGCAGAAGCAGGTAACTTTTCAGAAAGAATGAGAATTGCTTCTGATGGACATGTAATGGTTGGTACAACCAATGTAAATATAGCAACTCAAAATTCTGATTTAGGCGTTGTTTTAAGTCCTAATGGTCGTATATTTGCTACAGGTGATGGACATACTGATTTAAATATAACTTCAGATGGGCAAATAATGAGGTTTAGAAGTGGCGCAACAACAGAAGGTAATATAAGTATTTCAGGTGCTTTAGTTTCTTATAATGGTTTTTCAGGAACACACGAATCATCAGGCATAGCTTCTAATACTGCTATTGGAACTGTATGTAGCACAATAGATGAATTAGATACTTATTTATCTGGTAATAAAGAAGGACAAACAAGAACCGATCACGCTAAAATTAAAGTTAGTGATACAGTAGGTGATGCAAGAGTTTATGGAGTTTTATCAAGCTATTCTGAAGAAGATAATAAACCTATAGTGGCTTCTGTAGGTATTGGCTCAGTATTAGTAACAGGTGCTTGTGCTGGTGGAGATTTATTAGAATCTAATGGTGATGGAACTGCTAAAGTTCAAGATGATGACATTATTAGAAGTAAAACAATAGGTAAAGTTACAATAGGAAATTCAGATACAAATGTTAAATTAGTATCTTGTGTTTTATATTGTGGTTAATTTTTAATATATAACGAGGTAAAAAATGGCAATTAACTATACATGGAATGTCAAAACTGTAGATGTTAAAGAAATAGATGGCAACGCTGATACTGTCTTTAATGTCCATTGGCGACTAAATGCTGAAGATGATGCTAATACTGTTGAAGATATGGAAGGTAACGATATGCCTGCTACTGCTTCAGTATATGGTACACAAACTTTAGATACTTCTGATTTATCAGACTTTACTGCTTTTGCAGATTTAACTGCAAGTGATGTACAAGGTTGGGTTGAAGCAGCTATGGGCGAAGAAGCAGTTACCAATATGAAAGCTGGTCTTGATGCTCAGATTGACGAATTGGTAAATCCTGTAGTGCAAACAAAAACAATCGGTGGCTAAAATAATATATAATTTCTGATTATGGCAGATACATTTACTACTAATTTAAATTTAACCAAACCAGAGGTAGGAGCTTCTACAAATACTTGGGGTGGCAAGATTAATACAGATCTTGATGCTGTCGATGGTATTTTTAACTCTGCTGGTGATGGTACGTCAGTAGGCCTTAACGTAGGCTCTGGCAAAACTCTTACAGTTGGCGGTACATTAGATGTAAATGGCACGATTGATTGTGAGGGTGGTGCGATTGACAACACTACGATTGGTGCAAGCACGGCTTCTACAGGAGCTTTTACTACACTTAGTTCTTCTAGCACAGCAACATTAGC